TCTTTTACACCCCCTGCCTCTCTTCTATGTATCATCCATAGCAACTACCCCCCCTATCCAATCCAATTCCAAACCCCCCACCCTATATATATTTTCGTTTAAACAGTTGCGAACGTTCTTATTATCGTTTAAACTCATCACATGTGTAAACGCATGGGGGCTTTGCGTCTTAATGCTGGCTCTTGTCGTCCAGTAGTCTCCAGCCGTTTAAACATGACCAAGCACCGCCAATTAGTTTTAGAGTTCATACGTGCCTATATAAGGTTGCACGGAGTGCCCCCGTCCTATGAAGTTATTGCTAAAGGAATTGGATTGAGTTCTAAATCAAATGTGCACAGGATCGTCCACCGGCTGAAAGAGGATGGCCATCTGACTATCCGTCCTTATAAGTTTCATTCCATTAAGCTTGTGGATAAGTCTGTTAAAGAAATGGCTGCGTTATGAGCCTACTGACCCGCAAAGAGATTGAAGCCTATTTAACGTTTGCTGACACTGCTCCCCCCGCAGAAAGAGCCAAGGTTCAGAAGCTCTTGGAGTTTGATAGGGTTGAACGCTGTAAGGAGTCGTACCTGTTCTTTGTCCAGCAGATGTGGCCTATCTTCATCTCTGGCAAGCACCATACAATCATGGCCGATGCCTTTGAAAGGGTCGCTAGGGGCGACCTTAAGAGGTTGATCATCAACATGCCTCCTAGGCATACCAAGTCTGAGTTTGCTTCTTATCTGCTCCCGTCGTGGTTCTTGGGTAAGTTTCCTGAGAAGAAGATCATTCAGACTGCACACACCGCAGAACTTGCTACCGGTTTTGGACGAAAGGTTCGTAATCTTGTCTCTTCAGAGAACTATCAAAAGGTATTTGATACAAAGCTATCAAGTGATTCAAAGGCCGCAGGTCGCTGGAACACTCATATGGGTGGCGATTACTTCGCTATCGGTGTTGGCGGCGCTGTTACAGGTAAGGGCGCTGATCTCTTAATCATTGACGACCCTCATTCGGAGCAGGAAGCCAAGCAAGGCAACCCTGCGGTGTTTGATAATGTCTATGAGTGGTTCACATCTGGCCCTCGGCAGCGTTTACAGCCGGGCGGAGCCATCATTATTGTGATGACTCGCTGGTCGAAACGTGACTTAACAGGTCAAATTCTCAAAAACGCAGGAAAAGATGGCGTAGATCAGTGGGAAATCATCGATTTTCCGGCAATCATGCCCTCTGGAACGCCTTTATGGCCCGCTTTTTGGTCAAAAACAGCGTTAGAAGCCCTAAAAGCAGAGCTTCCAGTCGCTAAATGGGAAGCCCAGTACCAACAGAACCCCACCTCTGAAGAAGGCGCGATCATTAAGCGCGAACAATGGTCGATCTGGGAGAAAGATACACCCCCGCAGTGTGAATACATCATCCAATCTTGGGATACGGCCTTTGAAAAGAACAACCGAGCCGACTATTCAGCCTGCACAACATGGGGTGTCTTCCAACACCCGAACAAACAAGGCGACATGAGGCCAAATATCATCCTTCTGGATGCGTTTAAACAACGCATGGAGTTTCCAGAGCTTAAGAAGATGGCTTTGGAACTTTGGAAGGAATGGGAGCCAGATACTTTGATCGTGGAGAAGCGTGCAGCAGGTGCTCCGCTCATCTATGAGATGCGAAAGATGGGAATCCCTCTGTCTGAGTTTACACCGGGCAAAGGAAACGATAAGATCTCGCGTGTAAACGCAATCTCCGATCTGTTTGCTTCAGGTGTTGTCTGGTGTCCAGAGACTCGTTGGGCTGAAGAAGTGATGGATGAACTGGCTTCCTTCCCCAACGGCGATCATGACGACCTTGTTGACTCCTCAAGCCAAGCTCTGATGAGATTCCGTCAAGGCGGGTTCATTTCCATCGATTCTGATGAGCCAGATGAGCCTGTATATCGCAGACGCATGGAATATTATTAAGGACTCACATGAGTATCGACAAAGCAATCAGCCAAGCACCTATGGGTCTTTCAGACCTGCTTCAAGACATTGGCGTGGACGTTGAATTAGACGATCCCCTAATTGTGGAAGAGGAAAGCGTTGAGATTATTCTAGAACCAACCTCAGAATACGACAGCGATTTTGATGACAACCTCGCAGAAATCCTTGACGACGGTGCGCTAGGCAAGATTGCCTCTGAACTCGTAGAACTGGTAGAAGCCGACATTGCTTCTAGAAAAGACTGGGCAGAAAGCTTTGTCAAAGGCTTGGAAGTCCTAGGCGTAAACTACGAAGAACGCACAGAACCATGGAATGGAGCCTGTGGAGTCTATTCAACGGTGCTTACAGAAGCTGCGATTCGGTTCCAATCCGAGTCCATCATGGAAACCTTCCCTGCCGCTGGCCCTGTCAAGACAGAGATCATCGGTGCAATTGACCGCTTGAAAGAAGAAGCAGCCGAGCGTGTGCAGGCTGATATGAACTTTAAGCTTACAGAGGAGATGCCTGAGTACCGTCCAGAACACGAACGGATGCTCTACTCCTTAGGTCTGTCCGGTGCAGCATTCAAGAAGGTCTACTACGATCCAGCCATGGAGCGTCAGGTCGCAGTGTTTATTCCTGCTGAAGACATGATTGTCCCGTACGGTGCTTCTAATCTCCAGAACGCAGAACGGGTAACGCATGTAATGCGTAAGACCAAGAATGAAATGCGTCGCCTACAGGTGAGCGGTTTCTATCGGGATATAGACCTAGGTGAGCCTGTCCAGCATCTCTCAGACATTGAGAAGAAGAAAGCTGACCAACAAGGTTACAAAGCCACAGACGACGACCGCTATCAGCTTTTGGAAGTCCACGCATATTGGGACTTAGAAGGCTTTGAAGATACAGATTCTTCAGGCGAAGAGACAGGCATTGGCCTGCCTTACGTCATCACAATTGATCGCGGAACAAACAAGATCCTTGCTATTCGTCGTAACTACTTAGAAGACGATGCCAAGAAGACCAAGCGCCAGCACTTTGTAGACTACTGCTACATCCCCGGCTTTGGCTTCTACGGAATGGGTCTGATCCACATCATCGGTGGATACGCCCGCGCAGGCACATCTTTGATCCGTCAACTGGTGGACGCAGGTACGTTAGCTAACTTGCCCGGCGGCTTGAAAGCCCGTGGTGCTCGTATCAAAGGCGACGACACACCAATCCAGCCCGGTGAGTTCAGGGATGTGGATGTACCAAGCGGTGTCATCAAAGACAACATCATGATGCTGCCTTACAAAGAGCCAAGCGGCACTTTGTTAACTCTGCTTGATAGGATCACGGAAGAAGGCCGCCGTCTGGGTTCTATCTCAGACATGAAGATCTCTGACATGAGCGCCAACGCTCCCGTCGGTACAACTTTAGCGTTACTTGAAAGAACATTGAAGACCATGGGAGCAGTCCAAGCCCGTGTTCATTATTCAATGAAGCAAGAGTTTAAACTGCTCAAAGGAATCATTCGGGACTACTCTCCTGCCGAGTATGAGTACGACCCACAGGGTAATGACAAACAGGTCAAGCAGTCTGACTACGACATGGTTGAGGTCATTCCTGTATCAGATCCCAACAGTTCGACGATGGCTCAAAGGATCATGCAGTATCAGGCTGTTATCCAGTTAGCTCAGGGTGCTCCACAGATCTATGACCTGCCTTTGCTGCACCGCCAGATGATTGAGGTTCTAGGTGTCAAGAACGCAGAGAAACTGATCCCCGGCGCAGATGACCAAACGCCTAAGGATCCAATCAGCGAGAACATGGCATTCCTCAACGGAAAGCCTACCAAAGCATTCATCTATCAGGATCAAGAAGCTCATATTGCAGCGCACACTGCGTTCATGCAGGATCCAATGATTGCAGCCCAGATCGGCCAGAACCCAATGGCTCAGAAGATCCAAGCTGCAACCATGGCTCACATTGCAGAGCACTTGGCATTCTTGTACCGCAAGAAGGTCGAAGAGCAAGTCGGTGTGCCGTTGCCCGCGCCAGACTCCAAATTGCCAGAAGACATCGAAGTCCAGTTGTCTCGTCTGGTTGCTCAAGGCTCCGCCCAGTTGCTCCAGCTTAACCAAGCTAACCAGCAACAACAGCAAGCCCAACAGCAAGCACAAGATCCGCTCGTCCAGATGCAACAAGCTGAACTCCAGCTTAAGGGTCAGGCAGAGCAGACTAAGGCGCAGAAGATTGCCGCCGACATTGAACTTGGTAAAGCCAAACTCGAACTTGAGAACAAGCGGATCGACACGCAGGCTCAACTCGACATGGCTCGTATGCAAGCTCAAGAAAAGCAAAACAACCAAAAGGTGCAAGTTGACCTGTTTAAACGAGGTAGTTAATCATGGATGGAGATCAGGCTTTCAAATATCTTTTATCTGATCTTCGTGAGAAGGAGAAAACCCTTCTCGAAAGTCTTGGGGGCGGGGCAGCTAATGACTACCCAGCCTATCGAGAGATGTGCGGCCAAATTCGGGGTCTACTGTACGCACAGACTTTAATTGTTGACCTTGTTCGAAAACTTGAAAGATATGAAGATGACTGAATACGATGTCAGTGCAGTTGATTTGTCGGGCGTGCTCAACAAATCCAACGAGGAGAAGGCCAAGCAAGTGCCCGATCCCTCGACATATCACCTCCTTTGCATGCTTCCGAAAGCAGAAGAAGAGATGGGTGATAGCGGAATCTTGAAATCCGCAACCATGATGCACCACGAAGAGATTCTTTCTCCAGTGTTGTTTGTGGCAAAAATCGGCCCAGATGCGTTTAAAGACGAGAAACGATTCCCGTCAGGAGCGTCATGCAAGGTCGGAGACTTCATCATTACCCGCCCTAACAGCGGTACACGGATGAAGATTCATGGTACTGAGTGGCGTTTGATCAACGACGACAGCGTAGAGGCGGTAGTCCAAGATCCTCGCGGCATTCAACGTCCCTACTAAGGAGAAACCATGGCTGAAATGGAAAAAACAGAATTTGAGTTTCCCGATGAAATCGAGGCAAAACAGAGCCGTTTGGGTAGCAAGGTCGTAGAGCCTGAGCCTGAAGAGGTCAAAGAAGAGCCGGAAATAGAGATCGTCGATGACACACCGGATGAGGACAAGGGCAGAACGCCCATGGAAACTCCTCCGCAAGAGCCAACAGATGAAGAATTAGCCGCTTATTCTCAAAAAGATCGCAACAAACTTCGTGAATTTACCAAGGGTTATCACGACGAACGCAGGGCTAAAGAGGCTGCAATACGCGAGAAAGAGGAGGCAATTCGCATTGCTCAGGCAGTTTATGAAGAAAATCAGAAACTGAAAAACAACGTACACACCAGTCAAAGCGCTCTACTGGAGCAGGCTAAGAGGGTTGTTGCACAAGAGGTCAAGGAAGCCAAAGACCGGTACAAAGCAGCATACGAGTCAGGGGACGCAGATGCTTTAGTACAGGCTCAGGAGGACATGACCACCGCCAAGATGAAAGCGGAGCGTGTAAACAATTTTAAGCCTGCCCCTTTACAAGAGGAAAAAACTGTTGTACAACCCGAATATCAGCAAGCACCCCGCGTTGATACTAAAGCTGTTGAATGGCAAAAAACCAATAAATGGTTTGGTACTGACAAGGAAATGACCGGATTCGCTCTGGCGGTGCATGAAAAGCTGGTTAATGATGAGGGCATGGATCCTCAGAGTGACGAATACTACAGACGCATCAACGGTAGATTGCGTCAAGTGTTCCCAGATAAGTTTGAGTCTGCGGAACCCGCTGATACGACGCAGCGTAGGAAATCAAACGTTGTTGCTTCTGCGACACGCAGTGTGGCTCCTAAAAAGATCACATTGTCTGCCTCGGAAGTGGCTATTGCCAAGCGGCTAGGCCTTCCTTTGGAACGCTATGCTCGTGAGGTCGCAATATTGAGAAGGAATGAAAATGGCTGAACAAATTCGTGAAAAAAGAGCTACAGAGTCCCGTGCAAGTTTTGAGCGCCCTTCGAAATGGGCTCCCGCTTCGTTGCTGCCAGATCCCGAACCAGAAGCTGGTTGGGCATTCAGGTGGATTCGCCTTGCTAATTTAAACAATCCTGATCCGTCAAACATTTCTTCAAAATTACGCGAAGGTTGGGAGCCTGTCAAATCCGCAGATCAACCCCGACTCCAACTGTTGAGCAACCCTAACGGGCGCTTTCCAGATGGAATTGAGATTGGTGGACTGTTGCTTTGCAAGACCCCTTCTGAGTTTGTTGACCAGCGGAACGCCCACTATCAGAAAATTTCTGACGGGCAGATGCAGTCAGTAGACAACACCTACATGCGCGAAAGCCATCCTAAGATGCCTTTGTTCAAAGAACGAAGCTCTGAGGTAACTTTCGGAAGACGGTAATTAAATTTTTTGGAGACTTAAATGTCAACTACCAATGCTCCCTATGGGCTACGCCCCATCAATCGTAACGACGGTATGCCTTATGCCGGTGCTACGAGTCAGTATTTGATTAACCCAACCAGCGGCGCTGGAACTAACTTGTTTTATGGTCAAGTAGTTCTCATCGATGCAGACGGTTATATCGCTTTGTCTACCGCTACTGGCGCAGACTTGACTACCAACAACCTTGGTGGCTCTAGTATTGGTGCTTGGGGCGTGTTTGTTGGTGCTTCATACATCAACTCACAAGGCCAGCAGATTTACGGCCAGTACTACCCCTCCGGCACAACCGGCGTGGTGACTGCATACGTGATCACTGACCCTAACGTTACTTTCCAAGCTCAATTGGATGGCCAAGTAACTCAAGCCGCTCTTGGCGCAAACACCTTCTTTGCTGCTGCACAGTCTACTTCTACAGGTTCTACCCGTACAGGTAACTCTACCAGCGCCTTGGAGAGCACAGTTGTAACGACTGCCGCTGCGTTCAAGATCATTGGTTTCGCCTCCCCATTGACCGACACATACACTGAAGTGCTTGTGAAGTTCAATCCCGGCGCTTCTGCTTTCACTAACGCCGTTGGCATCTAAGGAGCTAAATCATGGCTATTTCACGCGCACAACTACTTAAAGAGTTGCTTCCCGGCCTGAACGCTTTGTTCGGCCTTGAGTATGCACGCTACGGCGAAGAGCACAAAGAAATCTACGAAACAGAGACTTCTGAGCGTTCTTTTGAAGAAGAGACAAAACTGTCAGGCTTTGCTGCTGCACCAGTCAAAAACGAGGGTTCTGCCATCGCTTATGACAATGCACAGGAAGCATTCACTGCACGTTACACCCACGAAACCATTGCGATGGGCTTCTCCATCACAGAGGAAGCAGTGGAAGATAACTTGTATGACAGCTTGTCTTCACGTTATACCAAGGCTTTGGCCCGTGGTATGGCTTACACCAAGCAGGTTAAAGCCGCTTTTGTGTTGAACAACGCCTTTTCTGGCGGCCCAACATATGGCGACGGCGTGGTGCTTTGCTCTACCGCTCACCCCTTGGTTTCTGGTGGCACGAACAGTAACACTCCAGCTACTCCTTCCGACTTGAATGAGACTTCTCTTGAGAATGCCGTTATTCAGATCGCTGCTTGGACAGATGAGCGTGGTTTGCTGATTGCTGCTAAACCTAGAAAGTTGATTGTTCCTCCAGCTTTGATGTTCGTGTCTACACGTTTGCTTGAAACCGAACTCCGTGTTTCTACAGCCGACAATGACATTAACGCATTGAAGAACAATGGTTCAATCCCTGAAGGCTACACCGTTAACCACTATCTGACAGATCCCAATGCTTGGTTCCTGTCTACAGATGTGCCTAACGGCTTAAAGCACTTTGTACGTACCCCCATGTCTACTGGCATGGACGGTGACTTTGATACCGGCAACGTCCGTTACAAAGCCCGTGAGCGTTACAGCTTCGGCGTATCTGATCCTTTGGGCATCTTCGGTTCACCCGGAGCCTAATAGGCATCAAAAAAAAGAAAGGGGCTTCGGCCCCTTTTTTTGTTGCATTGGTTTAAACACAGTGGTATAAACATGTTAATCCGGGCTTATCCGGTGTTCTGACAGTCCCGGCTGACGACATGCAGACAGAACACCCAAACTTGCATGTAAGGAATACATCATGGCACGCACTACGTTTCAAGGCCCAGTTCGTTCATTGGGCGGCATCTATCAACAAGGCCCAGCGACTATTGTTGAAATCACAGCAAGCACCACATTAAGCCCAGAAGCTCATGGCGGTCGCATTATTTCTGTTGGTGGCACATTGGCTGCTGCACTGACTTTGACATTGCCAGCCATTAACACATCGGCTAACTCCGTCACATCTGGCCCCGGTCAAGACCCAAGCACAGCAAACAACGAAGGTGTTGTTTACACCATCTGGGTTCCTACAACAATCGCCACTAGCTCGTTGAAGA